CACTAAAAGCGGAACTACGCGAAAGAATTTTTGGGGTTATGCGGATATTTGCCCCGATGATGACCATAGGACGCGGCTCCTTAACCGGATATCTGCGATCATCAACAGGTGCTGCAACCCCAACGATTCAGGATACGCGCATTATGGTGGACGGGGCTTGCGTGTCTACGAGCCTTGGATCAAAGACCGAAGGGAATTCCTCAAGTATCTGCTCAGTCTTGAAAACTGGGATGTCCCCGAGTTTGAGCTTGATAGGGCTGACAACAATCTCGGCTATCTACCCGGAAATTTGCGGTTTGTCTCCCGTAAAGATAACGTCAATAATAGGCGGAGTGTCGGGGAACTGCAACGTAGAATCCAAGACCTTGAAGACCGTCTACGATCTTGTAAATGCGGGGCCGCGCAACAGGTTCATGATACACACGGATCGCGGACCCTTAATTGTTCATAATTGTATATTGGGCCTGGGCTACGCCATGGGCGCCTCTAAGTTCGCCTTGACTTGCGCCAAAGACCAGATTTTTTTGCCAGAGGAAGAATACAAGCGCGTCGTTACTCTGTATCGCGAAACCTATTTTAAGATACCGCGCCTTTGGTATGCCTTGGAACGCGCCGCAATGCGTGCGATCAGCAACCCAAACAGCGTGGTCACGCTGCGGAACATGAAGTTCAGGATGCGCGATGGCAACCTGCGTCTGCTTCTACCGTCAGGCCGTGCGCTGAACTATCCCGAGGCTCGCGTCTGCAAGGTAAAAACACCTTGGGGCGAGATGAAGAATGGCGTGCAGGTCATGGCAGTGAACTCCATGACTCGTAAATGGGAACGCACCACTATAAGCCCTGGCACCTTTACCGAGAACGTGGTGCAGGCTGTCTCCCGCGACCTCATGATATCGTCAATGTTCCGACTTGAGGAACACAACTACCCCGTATTGTTGACAGTTCATGACGAAGTGGTTTCTGAGGTTGACGAGGGATACGGAAGCGTGGCAGAGTATGAAGCGTTGGTAGCTGCCACGCCTGATTGGGCGGCAGGGCTGCCCGTCAAAGCCGAAGGCTGGTCTGGTAAAAGGTATAGAAAATGACAGGAACGCTTATCTTCAAGAAACATATCTCTAAGCAAGATGTGCTTGAAAAATTCCCAAATACAATTTTTCTTTTTGGCGATAATATGCGGCGCCAAGGTTATGGTGGGCAAGCAAGCACCATGCGGGGCCACCCGAATAGTTTTGGAGTGCCTACTAAGTGGGCACCAGATACGCAAAAAGCGTCTTATTTTAAGGATGAAGATTTCGAGTTTGTCGAGGATGCCATCCGTTTTCCGCTCACTATCGCATACTCGTTTATGATGATAGGGAAGACGGTAGTAGTGCCTACGGACGGTCTTGGCACAGGACTAGCTGAATTGCCGACACGAGCGCCAAAGATTTTTGCGTTTATTGAGAATCGTATCGCCATGTTGGCGAACAACGCAACAACCATCAACCACGAGGACTAAGAACCATGTCTGAAGCAGGCCACAACTCTATCGCCTCCGACCGACTTCTCTCCATCATTGAGCGTGTCGAACGCCTTAATGAAGAAAAGAAGGATATCCAAAGCGCGGTCAAGGATATCATGGCAGAGGCTAAGGGGGCGGGTTTTGACCCCAAGGTTATCCGTGAAGTTATCAAGATGCGCGCGGAAGATAGGGATGACCGAGAGGAGCGCGAGGCAATTCGAGACGCCTATCTAAAGGCGCTCGGGATGTACTGAAAAATATGCCGCCACAAAAAAGTGGCGGCATTTTTTTTAAGGCCGAGGATACTCGTTTAACCGAGAAAGATAAGTCAAGGCATTGCTTAGTGCCACCAACCTTTCTACTTTTTAGTGGCTAAACTTGCATAGGAGACTTCAGTGGCCGCAATCCGTCTGACCAAATCTCAGAAGCGCCAGACCCGCAAAGCCACAAAGACCCCAAAAGTCCAAACGCCTGAGTTTAGTCTTGCTCCTCTTTCTCCAAAAAACCCGGCACAATCTAAGTATCTTTCAGCAATTCAGAAATACCAGCAAGTATTTGCACTAGGCCCCGCAGGCGCAGGCAAGACGTATCTTGCTACGCATTATGCCGTGCAAGAGATACTGGCAGAGCGATGCAGGAAGTTTATCGTCGCTCGACCCATGATTTCTTCTGACCGCAGCGAGAATATTGGCTTCCTCCCTGGCGACCTCAATATGAAGTTTACGCCATGGGCAATCCCCATTATAGATGTGATTGAAAAGCTAGTCGGCAAAGTGCGCGCACAAGAATGGCTCCGTAAGGGGACCATTGAGTTTGCCCCTTTCCAGTTCATGCGAGGCCGCACTTTCGACGGCGGCGCTATCGTTCTGCTTGACGAAGCGCAGAACTGCACCAAGGAACAGTTGCGCCTTTTTGTCACGCGCCTTGGCGATTGTAAGGTTATCGTCTCGGGCGACCCACAGCAGAGCGATATCCGCGACTCTGGCCTAACCTACGTAGTTGATTTGGCAAAGCGCTACCAGATCGGTGCCGAGGTCTGCCGCTTCACCAGTAAGGACATTGTTCGCAGCCGACTTTGCCAAGCATGGGTTGAGGCTTTTGACAGCGAGAGTAATTTTGATATTGACATAAAAAAGCAAAGCGAGCATAGAAGCGACGCTATGCTTTTTGTGCGACCTTTACCCTATTATGGTGCCTATGACGCGGATTGACAGCAGTATGCTGTGCCAAGTGAGTAATGGCGCGGCATAATAAACCTCCTCCCGATATAGGATATTGGACGGAGCGAGATTTACGCCAAGCGCGTGACTGGAAACGTGCGGGTTTCACGATCCCTGAAATCGCTCAGGCGCTTGGCAGGGACGTGACGCACGTCCAAATAAAATGGGAGATGGACGCTTTTTCTTTGGAGATAAAACCAAAAATCCCAAAGAACTGCTTGTCGTGTTCTCAAGTCTTTGATAGTGATGGGGCGCACAATCGAATCTGCGATAAGTGCAGGCTCAAGCAGTCTACAAGCGCATCTGTTATCGGAGAATACGGAACATGACCCTAGCCTTAAACACTTGGATCGACATCGGTGAGCGAAGCCGTGAAGTGCGCCCGCTTCTCTGGAAAACATACCCCATGTCCCCTATGACGGTTGGACAAGCATATGATATGGCTGTAGCCAATCGCATCTACATGATGCACCGCCACGAGCCCAATCGGGTTGTGATGCAGGTTTGGATTCCCAAGCCTATCGACAAGAAGATTTATGGATAGAGGGTGACATGCAACTGCCGACAGTGAAGTTACGCCATAAGGCGACAGGTCGAACAAAGATTGTCAATCAGACCAAGTACGCTGATAACCTCAGCGCTTGGTCAGGATGGCAACTTGTCTCCATGCGAGGAGGCTCAGCCCCAGACGCTATGGTGGCGCTCGAACGGCAGCAAGAGCGTATTGAAGAAGCGCGCAAGCACAACCCTTCGTCTCCGGCATACGCGGACCCGCAGCGAGCCTTCGAGGCACGTTCGGGTTTTGCGGTTACGACCTACGACCCCAAAGAGAGCGAGTTCACAACCGCTATCTCTGATCCCGTAGAGGCATCGGAGGAAGCCGAAATTGAAACGCGCGAAGTGCCCGTCATTGGCGGCAGCCAAACGGTAAAGGTCAAAAGCAAGCCCGGTCGAAAGCCGAAGTCAATCAGTGATGAGGTTCTATGAGCAATCGAGTAATTGTTGACGCTACGGCGTTAAATACGCTGTGCGAGGAAGCCGCCCGGCATATGGCTTTGCGCGACCTTGTGGGGCATGTGCGGTCCAGCGTCAAGGCAATGCCAAAGTCAAAGGCGAAGCCCAAGCCGGAGCCAGAGCCTGAAATCGACCCCATCCCCGCATCGCAGTCCGACGAACCGATCTAAAATCAGAGGCGCACTATGAAGTATCTAGCGATTACGTCTTTTAGCCAGGAAGGCTACGAGGCATACGGGCGAAATATGATTGAGTCATACCTCGCCAACCCACTGACCGATTCTGAGCTTTGGGTGTTCAGTGACACCGCTCTGCTTCATGATACGGTTGATACGCCGCTTGTGAAGTTCTTCGCTCTGGACGAAGAAGCGGCGAGCCTCACTGAGTTCAAGGCGCGGCACAACTCTCCTGTAGTCCATGGACGATTTGGACGCACATACGACTACCGTTTTGACGCGGTGAAGTTCTCTCATAAGCCCGCTGCGATTGCTGCGGCCCTTCGCGTCTTCAGCGCGCTAGATTTAGGAGATCAGCCAGAAGTTCTGGTTTGGTTTGATGGCGACACGGTATTCAAGAAGCCTCTTACGGACGCGTTCTTGGTTGATAAGTTCCCGACTTGGGCGCATATTGGGCATTTCCCGCGCAACAATAACCACACAGAAGCGGGCATTCTTATGTTCCGCGTCAACAACGCCAATGTTGTGGCGATGCTCCGCATCTTCTGGCAGGTCTACGTCGAAGACCAAGTTTTCCGCTTGCCTGCTTGGACAGACTGCCACGTGTTCGATACGCTCGTAGCGGGCGGGGTGAAGGACGGTATGGTGCGTGCCGTCAATCTTGGGGATGATCTTTCGTTCAATACAAGCCACCCCATCGTCAATTCTGATTGGCGTGGGTATGTGGATCATTTGAAGGGCGCACGCAAGCAGGCGGGCGCTTCATACAGTTCTGATGTGGTGGTGCAAGCCTAATGACAGATATCAAGAAGGTGGCGGGAATTTGGCTTCCCGCCACAGAGGAACACCTTCTTCCTTTCCTTGAAGGTGCTGCTAAGCGGAACAGCAAGGGTGAAGGGAGTTACCAGCTTCATACCTTAGTCGCCATGCTCAACCACACTCCCACCAATCGGCGCAACCTAGTGCTGGACGTAGGTGGCAATGTCGGTATGTGGTCTATGCACTTCGCCCGTGCTTTTGACCGCGTTGTGGCCTATGAGCCTATCGAGATTAACCAGCGGTGCTTTATGCTCAATACCATTGAGCATCCAGAGAAGCCTACGTCTAATGTCGAACTACGGCGTGTGGCTCTCGGCAATGCAATTGGCGAAGTGGTCATGGAGTATCGCCCCGAAGTTACAGCGGGCACTCATGTCGCCTCGGAAGATACCGCAAAGCGAGAGGCGTCGTCCATCAACTACACCGTGCCTTTAACTACGCTCGATGCAGAGAACCATCCTTTTGTAAGCGCGATCAAGATGGATGTGGAGGGGTATGAATACCCCGTTGTTCTTGGCGCTGAGGGCACAATCCGGCGATGCAAGCCTATTATTTGTATCGAGCAAAAGCCGTGGGATATTTTTGAGTGGAAGCAGTATGCGGCACTCGAATTGCTTTTGTCTTGGGGCGCCACGGTTAAGCAGCGCGTCGTTGACGATTTTATTCTTGGGTGGGATTGATGGTGCCGACCATCTATATGGGCTTCGATAGCCGAGAAGTCGAAGCGTATAAAGTAGCAGAGTTCAGTTTGAAGCGGCGGGCCTCTGTGCCCGTCAGCGTTGTCCCTCTCAAAATTAACGACTTGCGCGATCAAGGGATGATTTGGCGTCAGACTGAAACGCGAGAAGGCAAACTGTGGGACGTGATTTCAGAAGCCCCGCAGGCAACAGAGTTCGCGATCAGCCGGTTTTTGACTCCAATCCTGCATAGAGCAAAATATGGTTATGCAGGATGGGCCATCTTTGTCGATTGCGATGTCTTATTCTTAGATGACGTTGCAAAACTGTTTGACTTGCTAGAAAGCAAGTATGCAGTGATGTGCGTCAAGCACCAGTATAATCCATCCACTCTGCTAAAGATGGATGGTCAAATCCAGACTAGCTACAGTTTCAAGAATTGGTCCTCAGTCATGGCGTTCAACTGCAATCATTTTGCAAATGATTGCTTGAACCTTGCACATATCAATTCTGTGCCTGGGCGGGATTTACATCGGTTTGACTGGATTAAAGACCCAGACAAGCACATCGGCGCGCTACCACAAGAGTGGAACGCGCTTATCGGTGAGCCGGGATACGATATTCAGACGGCAAAGATTGCCCACTATACGCTAGGTGGCCCTTGGATGGGCAACACCATTTCACCTGAAGCGGATGCTGTTTGGCTTGACGAACGAGATGCCTTTGTAAAGTCTGGTGGAAATTGATATAACCCGAACCTTCGGATGGGGTGGAAGTTATGGCTCTTATTCTTGAAGATGGTTCGGGTAAAACCAATTCTCAGACATACGTTCTTGGCGCGGACGTTGCAGCATATGCACGTCTCTATGGCCTCGCTCCCCCAGTATCGGCGGACACCGATATTATGAAGGCTATGCGCTATGTCGAAGGCGCATATTACGAACGCTGGGTCGGGCTCAAGAAGACAGAAAATCAGGCCCTTTCTTGGCCCCGCGCATATGCTGTTCGCCGCGATGGCTGGACAGTTGATGAAAGCGAGATTCCAAAAGAATTGAAAGATGCGGTGTGCGCTTTAGCACTTCGGTCACGTAATGGGGAGAATCTTATCCCTGATTTGACGCGCAGCGATTCCGTTCTCGAAGAACAGATCGGGCCAATTCGTGTGAAGTATGATTCTAGGGCGAGGTCTTTGCCCCTTTTTCGGGACATTGAGTTCATCCTAAAGCCTATTTGCCAACCCCTCGGTTTTCCACAGATCGTCAGGACATGAGCGCTAGTATTTTTGAACGGCTTCGCGACGGAACGGGTCTTCGCCTACTTCAGAAATATGGCGACGTTTTCCGGGTTACGAAACGGAACGATCAGGTTTTCACCCCATCAACAGGGTCGGTCACTGCAAGCACGGCCACACAAGATTTACGCGGAAAATCTTTTTCGCGTGATAGTCGTTTTGATGACCCCGAGTTTGCTGAAACCTCTGAAGTCGAAATTTATTTAACTGCCAGTGGCGCAGCGTTCGCACCAAAGCCAGGGATGACAATCGGCTCCCCGGTATCAACTACTGAGCCGTATAAGATTACACGAGTGCAGGCGATACCAGAAAGTGGCACAGTCGTCATGTATCGACTTTTGGCTCAAAAATAATGTTCGCACAGCAAGTTGCTAATTTCGCCCAAAGGACGGAACGCCGACTTGCTAAGACGGTTTCTGGCGCTGCGAATAAACTCGCCACGAACATCATCAAAGCCACGCCGATTGACCTTCCCTTTGGCATGCACGACCCCAACAGTGTAGGGCGGGCAAGAGGCGGATGGGTCGCTGGATTTGATATCAATCTAAATTCTAATGCCTATCGCTTAGACCCGACAGGCGAAGCGACTTCTCGGGACGCGGCTGCTAATTATGCGCTCTATTCCCCTCGTGTCCACACCACGCTCTACCTTGTTAATACGGTTGGATATATTGGTAAATTGGAATTTGGCGGGTATGATTTTGACAACGAACGCCGAGTCAAAACTCTACCCTCTGGGTTCTCTTTCCAAGCCCCCTACGGCATGATGCGCGTTAATGCCAAGGCGTGGCCTTCTCTCGTCTCCAATGCGGCCCGCGTGGCTAGGACAGTTCGATGAGTTTGAAGTCAATCCGTAACGCCCTGAACGCGCGTCTCAACAGCCTTTCTTCGCTTCCTAGTGTGGCGTGGGAGAACGTATCTTTTACGCCCAAGACTACGGAAATCCATTTGCGGGTAAACTTCTTACCAGCGCCGACGCGCCCCGCCGCCAACCACAGGAGCGCCATGGATTTCGAGAGCGGCGTCTATCAGGTTGATGTTTATGCACCCCAAGACCAAGGCCCCAATCCGGCTTCTGACTTGGCGGAGAGGATCAGGGCGCATTTCTATCGCGGCCTTGTCCTGACAAGCGACTCAATTTCAGTCAACATCGAAGCCACGCCGAGCATGGCGTCGAATGACCGAGAAGGCCCGTTCTGGCGTATCCGACTGACTGTTCCTTGGTTCTCCTACGTCCCCACTTAAGCACGCATTGACTTGCTAGGAACCATTCAATTATACGTGGAAAGGTATATATTTTTTAGCGGCAACGCATTTTTGCCGCCCTAAGTTCTCAGGAGAACAATATGAGCGGTTCAATTGCAGTGGGTTCACTTACTGAACTCGGGTACATTGCTGAAGTAACTTTCGGCACTACCCCGGTCAGTTCTGCTTTTCAGCGAATCCGCGATGTGTCTTTTTCTGTCAACCTTCAGAAGGAAGCATATCAGTCGGAGGAGCGTCGCTCTGACCGTCAGCGCCAAGACGTGCGCCACGGGTATCGCTCCGTCACTGGCGACATTACTGGTGAGCTTTCGCAGCAGTCTTGGGATGACTTCATCCAGGCCATCATGGGCGGCACTTGGGCAACCGGCGCTTCGGCTCCTTTCTCCAGCGTCGCTTCCAACTCTGCCACCAACCGTATTACGGTGGGCTCTGCCAACTTCCCGACAGCCGGGATTCGAGTTGGCGACGTTTTCGCAATTACCGCAACCCCCGCAGTGGCAGGTTTGACTGATCGCTTCTTCACCGCACTGAGCGTCGGGGTGTCCACCATTGAGGTTGAGCCCGGCACTATCGGGACCACGGCTACCGCTTCTGCTACTATCTCGGTTGCAGGCCGCAAGATTGCCATTGGCAACACCTACCGTTCTTTCACCATTGAGCGTTGGTTGACCGACCGAAACCTATACCAGCAGTTCCGTGGTGTCCGTATGAACCAGATGACCATTTCCATCCCGGCTTCTGGCCTAGTAACGGTGACGTTCAGCGTTATCGGGCAAGACGGCACAGGGTTCTCCTCTACTTCTGCGGCCTCTACCTATACCGCTTCACCGCAGACCACTCCTTTTGCTGCTGTCAACGGAGAGGTATATGAAGGTGGCGTTGTTCTTGGCCTTGTCACCGCTGCTGAGTTGACCGTCAACAACAACATGGCGGGGCCTCAAGTCGTCGGCACCAACGTGACGCCTGACCTTCTTTTTGGTCGATTTGCTGACGTAAGCGGCACAATCACCGTTTTGTTCACCAATGCAGACATGCACAACAAGTTCGTGAACGAGACGGAATCAACACTTATTCTGCGGCTTCAGAATAAGGATTTGCTCGACAGCACAACTGAGTTTGTGACCCTCGTTCTGCCCCGTATCAAATACAGCGGTGGCGATGTGGATGACAGCCCCGACACAGGCATCACCGTGACCATGCCTTTCGTGGCGCTGAAGCCACTTGCTGCCAACGTTGTGCAGGGCACTTCGTCTATCTCTATCCAGCGCGGCAATGCTGCCTAATGTGGATTGCGTCAATGGCAAAGGGGCAACCCTTTGCCATTGAGGCGCTAGTCACATGAGTAAATATATCTACTCTTTCCATCGCTTTGACGATAGAGATGCTTTTCTTCAAACATGCCTCGACGCAGGTTTTCAATTTTACGAGGGCACTCCTTGCCCAAATGAAGCCGACGCTATTGACGACATCGGCACTCTAATCGACCAAGAGAGTGAAGATGCCCTTCCTGTTGTTCTACCGGGATATCATGTTAACATGGCTTGGAAGAACGGGGTGAACCCTGCATTTGCGGCTTCGGAAGTCTCCCCGCAAAATCCACGCAGGCTTTGGTTTTAACTTATTCAGTGATGGGGTGAAAAAGCGAGGCGATGAGCGGTAGTATCGCAACAGGCTCGCTTGCCGAATACAGTTATGTCGCGGAAAGCGTCTTTGGCTCTACGCCTGTAGGCCAACCGTTTAAGCGTATCCGCGATGTAAATCTTAACGTCAACCTACAAAAAGAAATCAGGCAACCAGACGCACGGCTCTCATCTCGCGTGCGGCAAAATTTATTTCACGGATATAAAAGTGTATCTGGTGACATTTTAGGCGAAATTTCAGAGCAGTCTTGGGACGATCTGCTTGAGGCAGCTATTGGGGGGACGTGGGCGACCGCTGCCCCTATTGCGAGTGCGTTTACGGCAAGTGTTGATGCAGCGAACAGCCGCATCACTTGCGCCACTGCGGGATATAACCTGATATCTAATGGTTTCAGAGAAGGCGAGATTTTCTATCTTACCTCCCCAAACGGACCAGTGGCCGGTATAACAGGCGTCTACCTTACCGCAGTCAGCGTTTCTTCTTCGACAATCGAAGTGGAGCCAGGAACCCTTAACTCTACTTCTTCAAGTGTGGCTGTCAATCGCGTATATGAAGTAGGGCGCAAAGCCTCTCTGGACGGAACATACCGCTCCTTTACAATCGAACGTTGGCTTTCAGACCTCAATCTCTACCAGCAGTTCAGGGGTATCCGAGTTAATCAAACCACGTTCTCTGTGCCCGCTTCTGGCCTCGCTACTCTTTCTTTTAATCTCATAGGCCGAGACGCTTCTTCTTTTTCCTCTACAAGCGCCATATACGCGGGAATCCGCGTTACAGAAAGCGGGGATATAAGGGTAGGTGAGAGCGGTGATTTTCGTATCACCGAAAACTATCCACCACCCGATACCGAACAAACAACGCCTTACACCGCCATAAATGGCACACTTTTTGAAGGCAGCAATGTCCTTGGCGTGGTTACTGCGGCTGAAATTTCGATCAACAACAGCATGTTGGCGCCGCAGACGGTGGGCTCCGAAACTGTATCTAATATCTTCTTCGGACGTTTTGTAGAAGTAACGGGGCAGATTAGCGTTCTTTTTTCAAGTTCATCCGCTTTCGATAAGTTTATCCAAGAGACAGAATCCAAACTTATACTGCAATTGCAGAATACACAGGCCCTAGACGCGGATACAAAATTCATAAGCATCGTCATTCCACGTCTAAAATATTCTGGTGGGGAAGTAGATACTTCTTCGGATAGCGGGATTACTGTCTCACTTCCATTTGTGGCGTTGACACCGCTTGCGGCAAATCCGCAACAGGGCACAGCGCCTATTTATATCCAAGCAAGCAACTTAGTCCCTAGGACGCAGACTTTTAGTTTTCTAACTGGCGTGCCTTCAGGATGGACCTACAGCCGCGCCAGCAACGCTACATATTTCAATAGTTCAGGTGTTTTGACCATTGCGAGTGCGGATGTTGCGCGGGTTGACTACGACCCAAGTGGCCTGTCCCTGCGTGGTCTAGCGCTAGAACCCTCCCGCACAAATTGGGTTCGCAACAACATCGCTAGTGCTACGGTAGCAGGAACGCCGGGAACGCTACCTACGACCTGGGGCGGGGGCACCGCTTCAAGTGTAACTCGGCAAATCGTGGGGACCGGCACCGAGGATGGTATCGAATATATTGATATACGGTGGGCAGGAAATGGCGGAGAAGCGGCTTTTGAATTATCCCTAGACGGAGGGACTCATGCTTCTGCGGCAAACGGACAGGTGTGGGTGGGCTCCGTTTTTCTAAAATTAGTCGCGGGTTCTTTTACAGGTTTAGGGGGAATAGGTCCGAGAGTTTATGAGTTCCCCGGTGTTTCTCAAACTACGGTCGATATAAGAAGCACAGTAACTGGCGCTGCACTTAGAACGCAGCGGGTTACTGTATCAAGAACAAATATAAACGCAGGAACAACAAACGAGCAAATGCGGTTCCTTATAACCCCATCAGCAACAGCATGGGACTTTACGTTGCGTTTTGGCCTACCACAACTAGAACTAGGCAACACGATCACCAGTCCGATCAAGACTTCAGGAGCAACAGTCACCCGCGCTGCTGATCGCTTAACTTATAGTTTAAGCGCAAATGCACCTTGGTTCCAATCGCCCAACGGGTATACCTACTCAGTTGAGTTTTTATCCGCAAGCAATTCACAAGGTAGTGGCGTAGTATATGCTGGGACATCAGGCGGCTCTTTTAGCGATACATCATACTTTACTGAAAATTTTACATACATCATAAATGGGGTAGGAGACACAGGCGTTAGTCTAACCGCTCAACTACGCCCCGCTTTCACCGCCAATAAAATAGGCGCCTCAATCAACTATGCAGGTGCCCGATATTCAATAAACGGGGCCGCACTTACCGCCTCTACCTTTGCACGCGCAGGCTATGCTGCTATGACAAACGTAGCAGTGTTAAGCGCTCCTTGGGGGGCAGGTAACTACGTGATTGGTTGGGCGCGCTCAGCTACACTCTCAAACTACTTTTACTCTGACAGTGAATTACGCGCTCTTACGACTTAAAATACGTTTGCGCTTGACTTGGCGTTGTTCCTTTGCCAAAACACTTTTGGTCCCACCTTGAAAAGACCCAGGAGGTCTCGCTTCTCATGTCACTAGACGCCCTCGCCGTCGATGTTTCCAATGCCGTTCCTATTACCATCCTACACCCAAAGACGCGCCAGCCTTTGCGCGACGCTGCGGGTAAGGAAGCCTTCATTTCCGTGGTCAGCCTTGACAGCCCCGAAGTGCAGAAGGTGCAGAAGGCAGCACTCAACAAGCGTCTGAAGATGCGTGGGCGCGTCACTATGACCGCTGACGAGCTTGAGGCTGAGCGTGCTGAGGCCCTTGTTGCTGCCACGAAGGACTGGTATCTGGTAGGTCTTGACGGCAGCCCACTAGACGCGCCGCTGAATGATACGACTGCGCGCACGATCTACTCGGACCTTCGCTTCTCGTGGATCAAGGAGCAGGTCAGCGAGGCGCTTGACGACCGCGCCACGTTTCTTTGAAGATAGTTTAACTTTTCTCAAAGAACATGCGGAACGATATTTCGCGCTTAATCTGAAGAAAGAAGACGGGTCGAGTGAGGCGGATAGCCTCACTCGCGCCCTATCTGCGGTTAGTCGCAGAACGGATAGCGCCTCAAAGCAGCAGAAACTTGAGATTGAGGCGCGGCTAGACTTGCCACCCATGCCAGAAGAATTTACTTTTGCGTGGGGGAGTTTCGTTGACCTACAATCAACCCGTGGGTCAAATGGGTTCTCGTCAAACCCGATCACTTATTTAGAAATAGAAGCCTATATCCGCCTATCCGGTCGCGTATTGCTTCCGCATGAAATACGCGCTATAAAAGTAATTGACACCGCATTTCTTGAAGCCCAAGCCGACCTCGCCAAAGCCGCCAGGGCCGCTAAAGATGCGTCAAAGAAATCTGAACAGATGCCTGCGCCAAAGAGATCGACTAGACGGGGGTAGGGTTGTCGGATTCAGTTGCTAATCTTACAGTCAAAGTTGATACCAAGTCGGTCAGCGCCGCAGTAAAGGCGCTTGACGCGCTTGCTGCGACTGCGGCTAAGGTAGAGAAGTCTGTAAGCAATATTGGCGCGGCGTCTGCAAAACAGTCTCAGTCCTCGCAGTCTCTTGAAAAGTGGGCTTCAAAGAGCGAGAGCGCGTTTGCAAAAATGGAAAAGCGCCTTGAGGACGGCGCTAAGAAGTATGAACAAATTACCCGTCTAGTTAATAAACACGCTTTGTCAGAAGGTATGCGCGCGGATACTATGAACCGCGTCAATCGTGCTTTTGAGCAGTATAACCGCGTGGCAAGCAACGTCAATGCGACTACAATCCAGATAGACAGGGCAACGCGCCGCTACAATCAAGCGATTGAGCAGACTAAGACAGGTATTGAGGCTGTAGTTAGACTTGAGAATCAACGAAATGCAGAAAGACGGAAAAGCGAAAGAGAGCAAGACGCCGCAACTAAATCTGCTGAAAGAGCTTCTAAATCGGCGGAGAAGGCGCGGCAACAAGAAATCAAAGACACGCTTGCTCTTGAGCGGGTCATGCAACAGGCACAAAGTCGCATTGCGGGTATTGTAGGACGCGCAGGACGGCAGTTGCCTGTAGATATCGCATCTGGGATATCATCTCAATCGCTACAGGCTCTAGATAGATATTCGGGTGTTCTAAAAAAATACGGCGTTAATTCTCTTGAAGCGGCAAGGGCAAAAGGAGAGTTTGATCGTGCGACGCAAGCGGCAAGCGGGAGCATCGCTAAACTAGGGGGCCTTCTGCCTCGTATCAGTGACAATGCCCGCACAATTTCTGCCGCCTTTGGCGCTGCTAATGCGTCTATGGGTGGTTTTAGTCGTGTTGTTTTTAGTACGACTGCGGCACTGAGCGCCCTGTCTGGCGCGCTTGGTCTACGTGAAATCATTCAAGCGGGTCTTGAAATTGACAAGTTTATCAATATCATTAAGTCGGATTGGAGAAAGGAAAATGTTATTATCAACTTTATAATAAGCCATGATGATTACTTTTCCCTCTTTTTTCTGAAAACAAAATTATAAGTGT